GTCCGTAGACCGCTAGGTCTCAAGTTGCAGCCTTCTCCTTTTGTAAGGGAGGTTTGGGCTGTCAACTGTCATAGATTCTTGCGCGAATCTACGGCGAACTTTACTCCAGAGAGAAGGTGGACTTCTAAACATTAGATCACAGTACAAGACTGGCGCCCTTAACAGATAGCGAGGTTCTAGATCATAGAGTCTCCTATCAAGGCCGGACCAGTCCCGGATCTCGGATGCTGCAGGTACCCAGTAGGCTCGTAAACGAACCTCTTCGAGTACCCGCGACACTCGTTTCCTCACTGAAGTAAGCCTGACCCGCTCGTAAGACCCTTTCGGGCCCAGAGCTATCAGGTATTGCGGTGAGAGTATACCCAAGGTGGACGCAAGAATGTCCTCCGCGGTTCTACCCTTACCTGCTTCAGTGGTACTGGACGGATTCTCAGAAAGAACTGAATCGATCAGTTCGCGAGCATGACCCATGGCCATACTCTCGGCTGCCCGTGACCACGAAGCTGCCAATCTGAGAGTCCAATCTAGTGATTGTTTAGTTGACTGGCTTAGTATCCCCCGTGCGAGCCTCAAGCTGGCTAAGCTTGGAACTCCAGGGAATCCTGCACCTCCACACCAACGAGGTGCCACAGGATCTAAACCAGCAGTTTTCAGTTTGTCAAACTGAACCCTGTACGTTGTCGCAACTAACCTCTCTACAGTCGGTTGCCAGGATACTGGCAACCGCCTCACAGCGGTACAAACCGCTGGGCCATCCCCCCAAAGAGGGTGGTCGAGTAGTCGTTGCTCGGCACATAGGGGCCTCACGGAACACGTCGGATATACCCTTCTCCGACCGACCATGACAAGCTCCTCAGAAAAGACTCCGGAGTGATTATCAGTCACAAAGTCTTTCCCATCGGACACTACAAGTCCGACGGCGCCCACCGTATAACTAAACAAAGCGTTGGAAGAGTGCGTGTGAGCACCCAAATAGTCATCACCGTTTATGGCGTAGAACCCTCTGGTTCCACTCATTGAATGGCACCAATCAAGAACCAAGTTCAAGATTGGCCATGTCAATGGGTTGCCCATAAGAGCGGCCCGAGTTGTCACCCACGACTCCTCAGGATCGACGACTAGATGGGGCCCAACAGCCCTCAAAGACAAGTTTATCATCCACTGGGGAGCTCTTGCTCCTTCGAGGATGCCACGCATGACCGCCTGATTAACCTCGTGGGTGAGGTAGTCAGACGCTGACTTTAAGTCGAGGGATCTCACGATCCTCATGCTGGCCCCTGTTTGCCAGTTGATGTTATCCGCAGGGTGGCCCTGTAGTGAACCTTTCACTGCGGGGTGGTTCCGTAGGACATTTAGGAGAAATGAGTTACCTATAGAACATAGGTACGCAAATGCTCCCTCCTCCGGTGTTACCACCCTTGTCTTCCAACCCTTTTCTAACAGCAATACACGACGACATTGGGGGATCTCATCCCAAGAGACTGCTTGCCAGCAGGCCGCGACGGAGAACAACCGTTCCCGACACAGCTCCCACCCGTCAAGCGTCATTTCATATTCCTTCCGGAATAGGAAACAACACTCGTCGAGCCTTGCAGGGTACCTTGTACCATACTGCTCGCCGCTCCCGTCGGTGCTTTGATAGAAAAGGAACTCACCAAAGAGGCCTTCAGGGAAGGACCGAGCCAATTCTCGAAGAGAATCGGCAGTCCAGATCTCGGCGCCTCGGAACTCATCAGTCAACCGTCTGACAAGTTCTGAGGCGCCGCCATCTTCCCTTTTAATCTCTTTGCACGCGCTCAGCGAGGGGATCGAGAAAGCGAATGGAACTTCCGAACCATAACGCTCTCCGATATCTTTACAATGTGACTCCAACATCTCCAGGAGAACCCCGGGGACCTTGAATTCACTTGTGAGGATATCCTTGTGCTCCTTAAGAGCAACAAGTCCCACACTTAGCGGTGGAGCCGGCAGTGCTCTAGCAAATCTAGAGAATTGCATCAACCTGTGCCTCCTTTCCATCCCCGTTAAGGGAGAAAAGGATGGGACGGCACATTTGAATTTAAGGTTTCGCCCGGGATCAACACCGAGCGCCTCCTTACGGCTCATGAGTGCTAACCCCTTCAAACCTGCAACCGCATAGGCTCTCCCGTTGGCTCGCACAACAGTGCGACACCAACGGACTAGCTTCTGAACGAACAGGTTCAAAGAGGTACTAGACTCTATCCTAGCTGAGGCGCTAATCAGGCCAACCAAGGTTGGCTTAACTAGCTCCCAACTAGGGTCCAAAACTCCACCTCCTCTCTTCTTTCTACATCCTTTGCAGAGGATCTGCTCGGCTGTCGGTAACACTGACTTAAGTCGAGCTTGTAGAAAGTTGGGTCGTTTCCGACCCGGGCTCCGTTTCTGCAAAAACTTACTGTGTAAGGTTTTGAGTGGTTCGGAGGAAACCCTGGATTAACACCCAGGTAAAGCTATGGGTAACCAATCCCACAGCTTTGGACACATGGTGAGC